AGCGTTTAGCGAAATACCTAAATGAAAAAGGAATGTAATTAATAAAAAACAAATATATGTTTAATTTAACAACAGCACCAATGGCGAACAATAGTAACCACGTGCAAACAAGAAAAGAAGTAAACAAGGTTTACAAAACAAATGATTTATCAATCTTCAAACAGATTGACGGTAACAGAGTTCCGAATTTACAACACGTTAAGCGATTAGCTGATTCTATTCGTGTTTATGGAATGAAGTGTAATCCGATTTTAGTTAATGAACGAATGGAAGTAATAGACGGACAGCATCGTTTAATGGCTGCCAAAGAAGCTGAATCGTTTGTTTATTATATTATTGTAGATGGATATGCATTAAATGAAGTTCACACATTAAATCTTAATCAAAAGAATTGGAGTAAAAAAGATTTTATGGATGGATACGCTAATATGGGAGTGGAATCTTATATTAAGTTGCGTGATTTTGTAAATAAAAATGATGATTATGTTTTTAGTGATTGTATTGCATTATGTCAAAACACTGGAAGTGGCTCATCAAGAAGTTTAGCAGTACAAACATCTGCAGGTGTAAAATTAGGTTTAAATGCTCAAATATTTGAACAAGGCACGTGGAGATGTGGAGATATTGATATAGCGCAAGATATGGCAAATAAAATACGAATGATTAAACCTTATTACTCTAACTATAATCGTTCAAGCTTTGTTCAAACAATGATGGGTTTACTTCAAAAAGAAACATTTGATTTTAATGATTTTATGCACAAAATAAGATTACAACCAACAGCTATGGTTGATTGTGCTAATCGTGAACAGTATAAAACTCTTATTGAAGATATTTATAACTATAAAAGCAGAAATAAAGTAAGTCTTCGTTATTAATGTAACTCAGGCTCTGGTAAACCTAAAGAAGTGCGGAACGTAAAAAATTCCGCATTTTTTTTTATAAAAGTGTTGTTTATTTAAAAAGTTATATTAATTTTGAAGAAATAATTAAAACAAAGCACTATGAAAACACGTAATTGGAAAATTGAAGCAGTAGATTTTTACAACCGTAAAGGATATTTTGATATTAACTTAGGTAGGTTTGGCTCAATGGAGTTTCAATTTGAAGTAGAATTTACAAGAGATGGAAACGAAGTAGAAGATTTACAAGTTTATATTACCCGTTATGATTTATATGACCACGAAGGTAGTTACGTAAAACACGGAATATTAAACAACCGTAATTCAAAACTAATTTGCGAAACATTAGAGGAATTAATTTACGAAGATCCAACTGAATTTGGTTTTGAGTACGAAGATGAAGCTGAAGAAATTTTACACTACCAAGAATTAATGCGCGACGATAGATAATTAAAAAAAAAGTATAACTTTGTAGTGTGAGATACATTCTACTACTACCGTTTTTGATAACCCTATTTATTTTAGATAGGGTTTTTCTTGTTGTGGTATATTGGAAAAGTGCGCATAAATTTGAAAGGTGGGTATATAAAGACGAATTAATATTGGAATCAATGTTTCGTGTTACAATAGGTTTATTAAGTTTTTTAGTTATTCAGTTATTTATTTTGATTTGGTAAATGAAAAGTTTTTATTAGAACTAAGTAAACACCACAAAGACTGGATTAAAATTGTAGGCACTTTTGGAGAAGAATTTTACGCTGAAGATATAGTCCAGGAAATGTATTTAAAGATGGCGGTAATAAATAACGTTGAAAGATTTTATTTAAACGGCAAGTTGAATAAAAACTTTGTTTGGACGGTATTACGTAACATGACTTTTGATTACAAAAAGAGCAAAACACGAATAACAAAAGTAAGCATAACGGAAGCCTACCAGATAAAAGACGAATACTTACCTGAAATACTTGAAGCAAAGAAACGATTAGAAATAAAGATAAACCAAGAGGTTAAACAGTGGCACTGGTACGATCAACTATTATTTGACCTTTACCGAACTTCAGGAATGAGTACAAGGCAAATTGAAGGAGTTACCGGTATAAGTTTTAAAAGCGTATGGAAAACAATTAAGACTTGCAAAGAACGCTTAAAAGATAATGTAAAAGAAGATTACGAAGATTTAATTAACCAGGATTATGAACTAATAAAATAAAAAAATATGGAAAATGTATTAAAAGCCTTAGACAATCATTTGTTTTATTTAAAAGAAGCTCACGATGAATTAAAAGAACGGTGTGAACACCTTGAGGAAATCAATGAAGTTTCTAATAAACAAATTCAAGAGTTGATTGATAAGATAAAAGAATTAGAAAAAAAATAGATTATGACAAGAAAAAGACAAACAAAAGCCGAAATATTAGCGGCTAAAAGCGAAGGATTAGGAGACACAGTAGAAAAGGTACTCGAAGTAACTGGAGTTTCAAAAGTGGCGAAATGGTTACTTGGTGAAGATTGCGGTTGTGATGAACGCAAAGCAAAGTTAAACGCTTTATTTCCGTATCGTAAACCTGAATGTTTACTAAAAGACGAATACGAATATTTAAAAGGCTGGTATTCTGAAACACGTTATTCAATGAAGCCTACCGAACAAAAGGAACTATTAAGAATTTATAATAGAGTATTTAAAGTAAATATGCAACCAACAAGCTGTGGTAGTTGTCTACGTGATGTAATGAATAAATTAGAAATATTATTTAACACCTACGAAGATGCCAATTCCTAAGCCACGAAAAGACGAAAGTAAAAAAGACTTCGTTCAAAGGTGCATGATTGACGATACAATGACTTTTGAATACGAAGATATAGACCAACGTTTAGCGGTATGTTCAACAACTTATGAAGAAAATCTAACAAAAGACGAATTAAAAAATGGCAAAAGTAGGTAGACCAAGAAACTTAGATAGTCCTGAACAACTATACGAACTATTTAAAAAATACAAAGAAGACGTAAAAGCCAACCCGAGAATTAAAAGCGTATTCGGAGGTAAAGAATTTGAAGAAAGAGCTGAGCCTTTAGAAAGACCTTTAACAATGGAAGGATTCGAAATATTTTGCTGGGATAATGTAGGCGAAGTAGAACAATATTTTAAAAACATTGATAAAAGATACACGGAATATATCCCTATCTGTTCACGTATACGCAAAGAAATACGCGAAGATCAAATAACGGGCGGCATGGTAGGACAGTATAACGCAAGCATTACGCAACGTTTAAACAACTTAAAAGAACAAGTTGAACAAACGAATATCGAACAACCTTTATTCAAACTAAGTGATAATAACGACAGCAATTCGTAAAATAGAAGCTTTAAAAAAACGAATTAAAATTATTCAGGGCGGGACAAGTGCGGGCAAGACGTACGGAATACTTCCGATTCTAATTACAAAGGCTGCAACGTACCCGAAAACGGAAATAAGCGTAGTAGCTGAAACAATACCGCATTTAAGACGGGGTGCGTTAAAGGACTTCTTACGTATCATGAAAGACACTGGTAGGTATTTCGACGAGCGCTTTAATAAATCGCTTTTACGATACGAATTTGCTAATGGTAGTTACATTGAATTTTTTAGTGCGGACGATTCAAGTAAATTAAGGGGTGCAAGGCGTGACGTTCTATATATAAACGAATGTAACAACGTAACCTTTGAATCTTATAATGAACTTTCGATTCGTACAAAAAAAGCTATTTATTTAGACTTTAACCCCGCTAATGAATTTTGGGTACATACCGAACTAAAAGACGAACAAGACAGCGACTTCTTAATTCTCACTTACAAAGACAACGAAGCCTTGGACAATAGTATTGTACAACAAATAGAAAAGAACCGTTTAAAAGCTGAAACAAGCGCATATTGGAGTAACTGGTGGAGGGTTTACGGATTAGGCGAAATAGGAATGTTAGAAGGCGTTATATTCAGTAACTGGAAAACTATTGATATACTACCGAAAGAAGCGAATTTAATAGGTATTGGATTAGACTTCGGTTACACGAACGATCCAACTGCAATAATTGAAATATACAATTACAACGGCACCAGGATAATAAACGAATTGAAGTATCAAACGGGAATGCTGAATAGTGATATTGCAAACGCACTACCGAAACACGTACCCGTTTATGCTGATTCAAGCGAACCGAAAAGCATTGAAGAAATAAAACGCTACGGAATAACAATTAAAGGCGTTACAAAAGGCAAGGATTCAATAAACTACGGAATAGATGTTATGCAACGTAATGAATATTTAGTTACTTCAAATAGCACAAACCTAATTAAAGAACTTCGGGCGTATTGCTGGGACACGGATAAGCAAGGAACACGCTTAAATAAACCAATTGACACAAATAATCATGGTATTGATGCGCTAAGATACCACGAAATGGAAACGTTAGGTATGAATTCTAACTACGGTAAATATCATATTTGGTAAATAAATAATATTTCGCACCCGTTCAAGTATGCAAATAATGTGAATTATCTTTACAAACTACAAAAACACGAATTAAAAGTTAATATATAGAATGAAAACAGAAATTGTAATACCTACTTCATTAAGTGAAATACCTTTAAAGAGCTACCAAGAATTTATGAAGGTAGTTGAAAAGTCAAATGACGAGGAGTTCATAGGTCAAAAGACTATCGAAATATTTTGCGGTCTGAAAATGAAAGACGTTGTAAAAGTAAAATGGAGCGACGTTAAAAGCTTAACCCTACATTTAAACGAAATATTCAAAACGAAGCCTAAATTTCAAGCTACGTTCAAAATAAAGGATATGGAGTTCGGTTTTATTCCTAATCTGGAAGATATGACTTTTGGGGAATACATTGATTTGGAAAGTAATATATCAAGCGTAGAAACTTTTCACAAAGCAATGGCGGTAATGTACCGACCTATTACAAAGAAAGTAAAAGACCGATACGAAATATTTGAGTACAAAGGAACGGACGAATTTAGTGATGTTATGAAGTACGCTTCGCTGGATGTTGTCTTAGGTGCAACGGTTTTTTTTTCGACTTTAGGAAGCGACTTAGTTCAACATACGCTTACCTCTTTGGAGACGGAGATAAAGAAGAATCCGAAGATAATGACTTTAGCGAAAGAACGCAATTTAATAAAAGATGGGGATGGTACAATTCAATCTATGCGCTTTCTCAGGGAGACGTTACAAAGTTTGATGAAGTTACCCGACTGGGAGTTAGAAAGTGTCTTACCTACCTCACTTATGAAAGACAAAAACGAGAAATAGAAGAACGAGAATTAAAAAAAATACAAAGACATGGCTAATTATTACACTGTATTAGATACGTTAAAAACCAACTTAGAAAACGATCCATTTGTAAACACGGTTACTCAAGGCGATATATTTGCAGTCGATTTGGCAAAGCAAACAATATTCCCTTTAGTTCATATTATAGTAAACAACGCTACATTTGAAAGTAATATAATTCGTTTTAACGTGAGTTTAATGGCAATGGATATTGTCAATAAGTCAAAAGACGAAGATACAAATATATTCGACGGTAACGACAACGAGATTTACGTACTTAATACAATGCTTTCAGTATTGAATAGGTTGTACGAAGAGCTTCGACGTGGCGACTTATTTACGGATGCTTTTCAAGTGGACGGTAACCCAACCTTAGAAGCCTTTGCTGAAAGATTTGAAAACTATTTAGCTGGTTGGACTATGACTGTTGATATTTTAGTTCCTAATGAAATGACTGTTTGTTAATGAGTGAAAGATTAAAAGCCTTAGAGAAGTTTCGTGATTTGGTAGTAGCTGAAGCAAAAGCTAATTTACAAAGGTTGGGTAAAAATTCAAGCGGTAAGTTAAGCAATTCAATAAAAGGCGAAGTAAAAGAGATGCCTAATTCAATAGGTATTTATTTCGAGATGGAGCCGTACGGTAACTTTC